GTACATATAAAATGAGTCCGCTCGCCTATATGGAGGAGGGACAGAAAAGGCGAGACGCCGGGGAATTTGTAAAGCCCACCGATGCGGAGGAGCTTTATTTTGCATTCATCGAGTACTGCAAATTCATGCAGGATAACTATTTCTCCCAGGCTCACAAGAATAGGAATGGCGAAGACTGTAGCGTATACATTTCCCGCCCGATGACCATCGAATCATTTAGGCTGTTTGCTGGCATCAATCCTGTTGAGTACGAGGAGCTCACGGGAGACCCGGTAGCAGCTGCAATTGGTGGCACCATCGAGGACGCCATCAATTCCCAGCAAATCGAGGGAGCACTGGTTGGTAAGTACGCTGCCAGCCTTATCCAGGTACTTCAAGGACGCAAGACCAATGTCAACCTGACGGGAGGCATTACTCTCGAGCAGATAACAGGAATGGAGGTAAAATAAAATGGGACGCCGGCTTCAATTTGACACCAAAGGCAACGAGAAGCAGAAGGAAGTGGCTCGGTTATGGCTTGATGACTCTGTCACTGACATTCTGTATGCTGGCACGAAAGGTGCTGGCAAATCGTACCTCGGGTGTTCCTTGATAGCCGGCGATGCTCTCACCTATCCGGAGACATTTTATTTTATTGCGCGTAAGACGGCCGCTGACTTAGTCCGATACACTATTCCCTCACTCTACGAGGTATTCACACACTGGGGGATCACGGAGAACTACTACCACTTCAATGGCCAATACAACTTCTTCGAGTTGTACAACAAAAGCCGCATCTACCTCATCGATGCCAAGTACAACCCCAGCGATCCCATGTACGAGAGATTCGGATCCATGCAGATGACTCGGGGATGGATCGAGGAGGGCGGAGAGTTTATCCGCGAGGCGAAGACCAACCTCCAGGCTTCCATCGGTCGTTGGAAGAATGACGTCTACAAGCTGGCTCCCAAACTCCTCATCACCTGCAACCCGTCCAATAATTTCCTCTACACGGACTACTACAAGCCATGGAAGGAGAACAAGCTGCCTCCCTGGCGTCGGTTCGTCAAAGCTCTGCCCCAGGACAACAAGACTCTCCCGGACAGATACATCGAAGGCCTTCTCCAGAACCTGACCCAGTCGCAGATCGAGCGATTGGTATTTGGCAACTGGGAATATGACGACGACCCGAATTGGCTGGTCGACTATGATGCAGTGTGCGACATGTTCAGCAATGAGTTCGTACTCCCGACGGGCAATCGGTTCATTAGCACTGACCTTGCCGGGAAAGGTCGAGACAGTTGGGTGGTTGGAACCTGGGACGGCATGGTCTGTCGGATCCCCATCGCCAAAGGCTTCTCGGAAGGCAAGGAGATGGAGGAGAAGATCGCCAAATTGGCCACTGGTCTGAAAGTCCCCCGGTCCAGCATCGTCTCTGACGCTGACGGACTTGGGTTCTACCTGGAGAGCTACCTGAAAGGCATACGGGAGTTTCACGGAGGACAGTCAGCCATTGACTCCAAGACGTACAACAACATCAAGTCGGAGTGCGCATTCAAGCTGGCGGAGCTCATCAACAAGCGCCAGATCCACATCATCTGCTCTCCCGAAGTTCAGGAGAAAATCAAGCAGGAGATGACGGTACTCAAGTCCAAGAACACGAACTCCGCTGAACAGAAGCGAGAGCTCATTTCTAAGGACACCATGAAGCAGCTCCTCGGCAGGTCCCCGGACTTCCTGGACATGCTCATCATGCGAATGATATTTGAGATCAAGCCGAAGGCGACTGGCATGAAGTCCGCCAAAATCATAATCCCCGCAAAACGATGACCTTACCTATCATAGACTATCTCCGAGTAATGCTTCAGGATCTTGCTCCCGGAGCAGTTTTCGAGTGCGACCAGGCTCGGATGCTGAATGTCAAAGTGGACACAATGCCTCGATTTGAGACTGGGCTCAACGGAGAGGTCATCAAGGACTCAAACGGGAATCCGGTCAGCACTACGTTCATCTACATCGAGGAACCGACTCAGGGGTACTATGACATACCGTACAGAGGCCACCAGAGACAGCGATTGCCTTTGATGATTTACTTCTGTAAGTTCGAGCCAATGGGCAATGACGCCTACAAAGGTGACACCCCATTCAGTGCTGAGTCCAAGACGACATCGAGACTCATCCTGAGAGACGAGCTGGAGAGAACGCTCGTAAGACCCTTCCTCCTTCGGTTGAAGACTTCCAGACTTGGCATGCTTTACCCGGAGATGATGAACACGGTACGAATAGTCTACCCATCTGCCAGATTTGATGCTAACGAGGTCAGTGTGGGCATTGAGTTGACTATATATTCCGACTGGTGTATTTGGACTGGGGGACCCGGCATGGATCTCATAGGCGAGAGATTAATAGACTTGCCTGTTGGTACTGATCTGTCCGGCAGAATGCTCCGATGCGTGACCCCCGAGCCTTTCTTCACAGCTTCCCCAAACGTTTCGGATCGTTTCCCTTGGCTTCTTCACAGCACGGAGAGATTTACTGTAACTGTCGGGAGAGTGGCGGGAGCTAACGGTTACACATACTTACAAGTAGGCATTGGGAATTCAGGATCAAATCGTTTCGAGGTATCTTACACGATCCTAAGGTCCACCCTCGGGGACAGGAACTTGTGGTATAACTCAGCCTGTACACTCAAGGTCTCCAAAGGAGCGACGGTCCTTACCCCGGCTCCCGAGATATTTAAGCAATATCCATTTAACACGCTCACAATAGTAGGATGATACAGCGAATCGACGTAAAAGGCGGTCAGATGACGTTCGGCCAACGCATAGAGCTTGGTCGGATCATCACTGACAAGGAACTGACCGACATTGACAAGATGAAGGAAGGCATGCAATGTCTCGGCGTCAAATGGAGTCTCAGGAATACCTCCGAAATTGTCGAGTACTGGTATGAGGTTCTTCTGGGCATTAAGTACTGGATTGAACGAGAACAGGCTGAGCTCAAGTACGAGCCCAGTGCCGAGGAGAAGGCAGCCGGAATTGCTCAGTTTTCTCTATTGGTTGGCGAGATGGCTACCATCACTGCACTGGCCAAGGACTACTCGAAGGACCCGGACGAGATCCTGGAGTGGAAATACGGAAAGGTATACAACCTCCTTTTCACCAACTTGCAGAGTCACCTCTTCCGGGAGCGACTGAACAAGGAACTGGAGCGTAAGGCTCAGCAGAAAGCCAATGCTCGCAAACCCCGAAACAAATGGCGGTAGGACTGGAACAGATATTGGCTGAGGGTCTCACCCAGATGAGGGAAGAGATCATCCGGGCATCACAGGACGCCGGGCAGGAAGCCTCCGGCAGAACCTATGCTCAGATAACAGTCCAGACGGGACGGGAAGGCGAAACAGTTTGGGGAACAATCGAAGCCCCGAACTACTTCTACACTCTCATCCGGGGACGAGGTCCTGGAAAGATCCCCGCCAATTTGGGACAGATCATCATGGAGTGGGCAAAGCTCAAAGGAATCACATTCTCGGATCCCAAGGACCTGGTCCGATTCGGAAATGCCACTGCATGGAAGATAAAACGAGAAGGCTCAGAGCTTTACCGCAATCACATTTACGTTGACTTGGTCGACACTCCCGCTGATAACTTCGAGGAGTACCTGGCTCAGCATTTGGACAAGACAATGGAGGTCCTCATTGAAGAGGCATTCACTCCTGACAACAATATGGACCACGGATATATAATATAACGCGATATGGCAATTACCAATCAACCGGCTGAGGATTCTTTATACTCAGCATATTCGCAAATACCAGTTGAGACTGACGACTTAACATCCGGGCTTGAGGTCAAGACTCAGAACTTTGACGAGGCCAACATGATCTCGCTTAACATCATTGACAACGAGCAATCCGAGGTGTTTGACAACAGTGACGGCGACGATGAAGAATGGTTCAGAGAGTTCGTAATACCCCGGAGGATGGAACCCGGGGAATGGTATGCTTTTCGGGTTGGCTCTGTCACAGCGAACGTAGAAACTCCCCTGACGGTCGCACTATACCAAGGAGACGCAGAAGGCCATGGGGTGGTCAAGGTTGCTACGTCCCACCTAAGGATGAGCTCTCCCACGGCATGGAGTGCCCGAGTCCCGACTACCGCAAACATTATGCACCCCAACACGGTACTGAGAGTATATGCTGGGCAGGCAGGATCAACATCTGGTGTGAAGGTAACACTGAACAACATGACTTTGGCCTACGGGAAGAACTTTATCAGCTATAGCCCCAGTTCAGTGAAAGCAGCAAACTCCCTAACCGAAAGCATCGACATCTACAGAGACTCGGGATTCGGGCCGAAAAAGAAATACGATCTCAGCTTCTTGGCTAAAGCTGGGTTCCGGGATCGGCCCAGAACATACCCGTACACTAACCCAAAGATCCACTTTGGCATTGACTACAACCTCATATCGGCATATGCCTACAGAGGCATTGGCGAACAGGATTTCAATGTCCGGTATGCCTCCCGAGGAGTACGACCCCGGGGACACAACGTCAACTTCTCCATGTCAGACATAGGACTGGCATTGACTGACAGAACTCCTGACAACAACAGGAATCTGTACGTAAAAAAATACTACGGGTACCCATACTTCGTCACCCTGTTCCCGAAAGGAGCTTCGGGAATTGGCCCCGCTATCTCTGTCGACGTTCGTGTTAAGATAGCTGAGATCGGGGAAGAACATCAATTTGACATTTCCAGACGACCCAACATCCCGCTTGTGTGCGAATTTGAGGACGAAGATGCTGACGGAGCTGAATACGTAAAACTCAGACTTTCTGGTGGAGTATTTCCTCATCAAGCATGGAATATCATATTTGTCGACACGGAGGTACCTTGCAACCCATTTTATATTCGCTGGATAAACCGAAAAGGCGGATGGGATACGTACATGTTTGAGCAACACAAGAAGTATACTCAGGAAGTTGACAGAGGAGACCAATACGTATTGGCTAATGCCCGGGATCCTTATACCTCAGAGACGAGGGGGGAGTTAGCTCCAGAGTTTAAGAACATAGTCCAAGCAGGAGCAGAACAGCTTGATGAGAACGACTTCAACTTGCTCAAAGGGATTGCTCTCTCGCCTTTGGTCCAGGTTTACGACCATCAAATTGCGACATGGCAACGAGTCCTAGTAAATGACACGGACTTAACTTGGGACACCAAGACTCCCCGGAACACTGTTAGCTACGAGTTCCAGCTTATTGACGAACAAACTCAGTGGTAATATGAACTACGAACTACTCATGAAAGGCATTGACGGCGAGGTCTGGTCACTGGACCTCCCGCTGGATGCTCCTGCGATGAATTACCAGATCAACAATCTGGCGGAGCTGAAAGACCGGAATGCCTCATATTCTCAGCGGATCAGTCTGCCCAGGACGACCCATAACGAGCAAGCATTCCAATTCAGTTTTGTGATTGGCTCGGGGTCGTATGTGCCATACATGAAGTTTCCTTGCCAACTATTCTATGAGGGAGCACTCATATCCCCGGCTGGAGCAGTATTGAACATCGTAGACGTATCAGATACATCGATCGGGGTCCAGATCCTCGGAGCAACCGCTGACCTGTTCGATACACTAAACAACACTGACGCGAAGGACCCCGGGGATGGTATGTTTCTCCTCAAGTGGTACACGGACACAATGGGACAGACTGAGCGATACCTCTCCGGCCCCGATGAGGTTGAAGTCCTGTACTTTTGGCTGTATGCAACTCTACAGAAGAATCCGAACGTGCCCCCGGTCTCGATGGAGGCAATCCGGCAAGTCCGGGAGTTGGACAAGTTCTACCCCCACCTCAACTGGTATGACCTCGTAACGTGGATCTTCGCCCGAGAAGGTTACAGTCTTGAAACCGACGTGGACCCCGTCGACCGAGCCGAAATGTTTTTGCCTTGCACTTACCCCGTTTTGGCAGACAATCCCAAGGCCCCGAAAGCATCCGGAACTGGCTGGGTCAAGAATCCAGCGGTTGGCACTACGGTCGGGGTGATTTGGCAAGGGTCCCCCGGAGTAACTCTCAGTGACCCGGTCGCCGGACGTTTGATTATGGGCACCGAACCCGGAACATTCAACTGGATGACTCTATGGGACACGACCATCACGTTCAGGTTCTTATGGTCCAATCCTTCTCCCCTCCAAAATGGTGTGGTGGCAGTCAAAGTTACCCACTACAAGAACGACGGAACCAGTGCTGTAGTGTTGAACAGGTCCTGGACATCGGGGTCTTATGGAAGCGTTTTGGTTGACATCCCGATGGAGGCAGGGGAGCACATACTGGTGGCTGGAACTCTCGCCGTAATCCGTCGCCCTGCCAGTCGGTTTGACATGAGATTTCCGGTCAGAATTACTGCTCCCCCCGCGCCGGAAACTTCCCCGGGGGATAAGCCTCAACCCGGATTAACCTATGACCTCCTGGCTTCGACTGGATTTAAGAGCTTGGGAGACATAGTCAAAGCTTTCTTCCAGTTGTTCGGTCTGACTATAGACGTGAATCCCGCTACCAAAGTAGCAAGAGCATACTCGGTTCAGGAGTTCTACAACAGACGAAGCTCGTCCGGGAAAAATTGGTCTGACAAGCTGATCAAAGGAAAGGACACTAAACTTACGTTCCAATTGTCCAACTATGCCCAGTCCAACGAGATAAAGCTGGAGGATAACAAGGACAACAACGTTACTGACTCGTACAAGTTCAGCATCCCGGACGTCAACCTCCAGCCCACCAAACTCCTGTTCCAAATTGGGTTCTTGGCAGGGCTCAACCAAGACCTCTATGATGCGGACACTACAAATAAGATTCATACACTTGCTAACTACCCGATTTGGACTATCAACAGAGGTCGGATGGAGAACGGGGAAATGACCGAGACGACTTGGGAGTACAATGCTCTCAGTAAGCCGATGGTAGTCCACATCAATAAGTCTGATTATATGTGGCCACAGGTAAGCGTCGGCTATAGCCTTACCCGAGTCCGACTATATACGGCGTATTTCAAAAATTTGAATTACTACGTTCCTAAGTACTACGACAAGCTCATCAACAATATACTCAAAAGACCGAAGATCCTACAGACCCAGATTCTTTTGGATTCGCTCGACATCCAAAGTCTGGATTTGTTCAACCCTATATGGCTGGAAGAGCATGGGTTCTGGTTCTACGTCTCGAAGATAAACAACTTCCAAGCTGGAAAGATAACCAAAGTGGACCTAATACGCATGTAATATGGCCGAAGAACAGAAAAGCACAATTTACAATGTCAAGGTAACAGCTGAGGATGCCCTCAAGACGTTAGCCGAATTGAAACTCCGGTCCCAGGAGCTGAGGGATCAACAGAAGGCTCTGGGCAAAGTGACCGAGGAGAATGCTCAAGAATACTATGCGCTTGACAACCAGATCAAGGCAATCAACAGCGAGGCGAACAAGTACCAGAAGCAAATCCAGAACAACATTAAGCTCCAGAACCAACAGGAGGCAAGTTTAGCAAAACTTAGAACCCAGCTGGCTTTGGACAATGCCGAGTTTGCAGAGCTGGGCAACTCAATGAAGGACGCGGCTCGTAAAGCCGAGCTCGGCAAGCGCATTGCAGAAACCACCGAGGAGCTCAAAGCTCAGGAGGAGGCACTCGGGGACTACCGCCGATCCGTTGGTAACTACGAGAAAGCAACGGATAACCTGAAACAGGAGCTCAACGACTTGACCGACACTCTGATCCGGATGGCTCAAGCCGGGGATACGAGTTCAGCATCCTTCAAGGAGATGGTCAAGCGAGCTGGGGAGCTCAAGGCGGCAGAGGACACGGTCAATACAGCCATCGACCAGACTGGACGAGGAATCGACACCCTGGTCGCTGTCACGGATGCAACTTCGGCAATCACTTCCGTCTACGGTTTATGGACCACAGCCACTCAGGTACTGGGGAGCGAGAACGAGGAGCTCAATGCTACCATGACGAAGATGATAACCATCATCACGGCTCTTTCCTCTTTGTCTTCTCTCCAAGCAGCTCTCTCCAAGACCGAAGCAACTTATCGAGCTGCATCTAACTTGGTTCAGCTGGTTGGCATCAACCAGACTCTCGCCGAGACGAAAGCGATAGCTGCTAAAAATGCCGTACAAGGAGCTGGCAACATCCTCACAAAAGCAGCAGCAGCTGCCACATGGCTTTGGAACGCGGCTTTGGCTGCCAACCCCGTTGTATTGGTGGCAGCGGCAGTGGGCGGATTGGTGGCTGGAGTGGTTGCTCTTACGAACGCATTTAACAGTAACACGGAAGCTCAAGAGAGAGCAACCCGGGCAATGGAGGCATACAATCGAGCTGCCGAAGCCTCCACGTATGTACTGGACCAGATCGAGACCAAGCGGAACACTCTGTCCAAAGCCGAGGAGATCCGGGGCAAGAGAGAAATAGAAAATCTCAAAGCCAATCATGCCACGTCGGAACAGATCGCCGAAGCTCAGCTTAAAACAGCCAACAAGCTCCGAGAGATTGAAATGAGTGCAGCTCGTCAAAGACAGATGGCTGCAATGGATGAGTTCGACTCCTTGAAGAAGGTGATTGCAGCCAAGGAGGAGGAGCTCAACACATGGTCAGGAAGCTTGGCCAAATACAAGGAAGCCAAAAAGGAACTCGATGACCTGAAAGGCCGATACCAAGAACTGTTCCGGACAATCGAGAATGAAGGAGCCGCAGTTGCCAACTTGGCTCTCGAGACTGCAATAGCCAACCGGGAGGCTCAGCAGGCCATTGCCGATAAGGCTCTGGAGGTTGCTTTGAAGAACTCGGAAGCCATGCAGAAGATCCGGGAAGACGATCTCAGGTTTCAAACAACATTCCAGTCTACGAGCATCGCCATCCGGATGGAGTATGAAAGGAAACTCTACAAGGCAGCTCAGGATGGAGCCCGGGAGCGTCTCGCTCTTCAAAAAGCTCACGGCAAAATTACTAATAAGGAGTATCGGACGGCTCTGAATGCCATGGCTCGGTCTGACAAGCAGTTCTACGAGAACCAAGCCAAACAGCTTAATGACTACCTTGCTGGGGTGAGAGCCAATATATTGGCTGTAGCCTCCGGAGGCACAGTCGACATGCAGATTGCCCAGGTTACTCAGAAGTACCAGGATGCCATGAAGGAGCTGGCCAACATTCAGTCTCCCCAGTTCGTGAGAGGTATGAGCGAGGAGGAATACCAGAAAGAGTATGCCGCTTATGAGCAGTTCCTGGTCAACAGAGCCGAACTCGAGAAACAGATCCAACAAAACCTCCAGGACGAAATCAAAAAGATCCGCGAGGACGCTACCAAACAGCAACTTGACCGGTTCAACCAAACTCTGAACGAACAGTATGCCGAGGATCTTTCAAAGGCAGCAGACAACGAGAGGAAGAAGCTGGAGCTCGAGAATGAGATGCTCGAGAAACAAATCGAAGCCAGGAAAGCTGCCGGGGAGAAAACCTATGAGCAGGAGGCCCAGCTCCGAGCCAACAATCTTCGTCTCCAGCAAATGGACCTCGACAAGGAGCTCGCTCAAGCCGAGTTAAATCACAAGTCCAAGTATGAGATCCGGAAAAGGTATCTGGAGGCAGAGTTGGCAGCAGCTCAAGGAAACGAGGACGCCATTGCTCAGATCCAACTTGAGATGGCCGAGAATGAAGAGGCTTTATGGGAGGAGCGAATTGAGAAGCTCAGGGAGTATGCTGAAATAGCATCCGGCTTTGCTAATGCTTTCAATGACTTGGCCAGTGCTCTCGGGGAGCGCCGGGCTCAGGAGGTAGAAGAACAGTACAGCCGGGAGGAACAGGCTTTGGCAAATATGTATGCTAATGGCCAAATCACAGAGGCCCAGTATAACGAGAAGAAAATCAAGATGGAGAAGCAGAAGGAGAAGGAGTTGGCCAAAATCGAACGGGAACAAGCTATCCGGGAGAGGGCAATGGGATCCTTCGAGATTGGCATCAATACTGCCATCTCCATCATGGCATCGGCTAAAATGGGATTCCCTTTGGCTATCCCGTTCATTGCAGCAGCTGCGGCTTTGGGAGCAGTTCAGATGGCAGCTCTTTGGGCAGCTCCTCTGCCGAAAGCCGCAAGAGGTAAATATATTGAGGGACCCAGCCATGCTGCTGGAGGAGTGCACATTGAGGCGGAGGGAGGCGAGACCATCATTAACAAGAAGTCGAGCCGAATGTTCCTGCCTCTCCTGTCAGCCATAAACGAGCTTGGTGGCGGGGTACCATTCACTAAAGTCGGGTCGGACGGAGGATATGCTATCCGGTCATTCGCTGAGGCGTCGGAGCCCATGAATCGGCTTGATATGGAGAGGGCAATTCAAAAAGCATTTGGCCAGGTGAGAGTGATTGCTACAATCGAAGATATTCGGAGGGAAGATGCTAACTACGTGCAGATTCAGGACCGGGCTAATTTTTAAATAGTCCAGCACAAATAGTATTTCAATATCTATTAGGAATAATTATATTTGTATCGAAATAATTTGGCATATGATATTCATCAACTTAAAAGGCGCAATTGACTCCGAAGAGAATCGGGTCATGATGGAGCTTTGGGGTGGGCCCTCAGAGATCTGCTCCGTGGAGACCTTCCGCCGGGTACTTGATGAACACCCCGACGAACAGGAGGTGTGCATCAACATTGACTGTGACGGGGGCTCTGTTGAGGAGGGCTTCAAGATTTACGATCTTCTTCGCATGAGCGGGAGGACGATATATACAAATATTGTCGGGGGATGCCACTCGATGGCAGTGTGCATCCTGTTGGCAGCTCCGGCAGAGAACCGGTCGGCAAACAGGAATTGCCGGGCACTCATCCATCGGGTATACATGCCGGTCGGGGATTGGCTCACTTCCGACGATGCTCGTAGCATTGCCGAGGAGCTTGCTCTGGAGGAGGAGGCTATTCTTGACGTGTATGTCGAGAGAACAGGTCAGGACCGGGAACGGCTCCGCAATGTCATGCATGAGGAACGCATCCATGATGCCAAATCACTTCTTGACTTGGGATTCATTTCCAAAATCAATTCATACAACACAAACCAAATTTTTAATGCTATGGCAAAAAACGAAAAAAGCGCTTATGAAAAATTCATGAGCAAAGTCAAGGCATTCCGGAATGGCAAGAAAGGCGCTCCCGCCAACTTCGACTATCTGGATGCTGAGGGTCAGGTCGTTCTCCAGACCGTAGGTGAAGAGGACAATCTGGCCGAAGGTGTAGAGGCAACTCTCGCAAGCGGCGAAACTTCTGGAACAGTCGTTCTGGAAGACGGCCGGGTGGTTACCGTCGAGGACAACATCGTCACCAGCATCGAGACGGAGGACACCGAGTCTCTCGAGGACCGCATTGCAGCACTGGAGGCAATGCTCGACGAGGCAACGAACCTCATCGAGGAGCAGGAGAACGAACTCCGCAACCTCCGTGGTAGCAACTACCGCCCGAAGAATCGCAAGACGGTTCTGCCTGGAGGCAAGAAGCCCGAACCCTCGGCAGCTGACCTCAAGAACGAAGCTCGCGAAAAGCTCCAGAAGGTCAACGCTGCCAAAAAGATCCTCAAGTAGTCAAACTCAAAAACTTTAAGAATTATGGCAGGTAAAAATGGCGGATTGCTCGACATGGATAAGTTCACTTTTTGTGGACGTGTCATTCAGGCAATCTCGGAGATGATTATGGAGGACACCATTCAGGGTCCTGACATCAACTCCATTCACACGGTATTCCCCGACATCGTCACGAACACCGAAGTCGGCTTCATCGGTGAGGGTGGCATGGTCGGCGTGGTCAACACCGGATGCAACCCGACTCCTCAGTCTTGGCAAGCCAACACTCGCAAGCTGAAGTGGGAACCTGGCACCTGGGAGATCCTCCTGGCCCAGTGTTACACCGATCTCCAGCAGTCGGCAACTATCTACTCCCTCCGCACCGGCGTCGATATTCCGGATTTCACGGACACCGACTACATGAACATCGTCATCGAAGTTCTGGAGCGCTCCATTATGGACTTCTGGTACCGTCTGTTCTGGTTCAACGACAAAAACGCCAAGAACGTTACCGAAAGCGGTATCATTACGGATGGTCTCGACCTGAAATTCTTCACCATCATCAATGGTTTCTGGAAACAGATTACCACACAGGTTACAGCCAATCCGTCCCAGCGCGGAGCAACAATTACGGAAAATGCCGGGGCATCTTACGCAGCTCAGAAGCTTACTCCGGACAAGGCCAAGGAGTACATCCAGTCGGTCGTGTTCAGTGCCCCGCTTCTGCTCCGTCAGCAGTCTGACAAATTCATTCTCGTTACCCAGTCTGTCTACGATGCCTATCAGCAGTCTCTTATGGACGCTTGCTGCCTCGAGTCGGCTCGCTTGGCTCTGCTGAATGGCATGGAGGCTCTCAGCTTCAATGGCATCCCTGTCATCGCAATGCCCATCTGGGACAAGATCATCGCTACGTCGGAAGACACTGGCAAGAAGCTCAACAACCCCCATCGAATTCTCTTCACCTCGAAGAGCGTCCTCGGCGTAGGTGTTGACGCAATCGACAGCTTCGAGAAGATGCGGATCTGGTACGAGTACAAGGACCGCATGGTCTACGTAGAACTGATGGGTCGGGCGGATGCCAAGCTCACCAACCCGGATCTGTTCTCGGTAGGTATCTAACCCTCAAAAATCTAAGAAAATGGCAGGACTTGACTGTTCTAAAATCAAAACAGGATTCACCAACCAGGTGTGTGGTAAGCCGGCAATCGCCGGCACCACCGCCAGGGTGATTCTCCTCAGCTACTCGGACGTCGACAGATCGAAGTCTGTTGTAGCTGACAACGTTATCTCTTCGCTCATCCTCAAGGCCGGTGCCACTGGTTACGAAGTCGACTCGCTGCCCAACGCAACAGTTGGCTCGGACACCATCAATGCTGGCACGTATCTCAAGACCCACCAGCACAACGTGGTCGTCCGAATCTTCAAGAAGTCGGAAGCAGCCAAGAAGTTCGTAAACGGCCTGACCAATGCCCGCGTCATCGCTATCGTCGAGAACAACGACACCGGAGACAACGGGGACACCAAGTACGAGGTGTATGGCTGGGACTCGGGTCTGGAGCTCACCGAAATCACTGTCACTACCGAAATGACCGACGGCGTCGCTTACCAGGTAACTCTGGCCAACGGTACCATCGCTCAGGAAGGTTCGCTCCCGATGAGCCTCTTCAACACGGACGAGAAGACCACAGACCTCATGGTCGAGGGACTCCTTGTCGGAGGCAGCACCGGGTGTACGGTAAAGGGCATGATGGAGTTCCTGAATAGTACTGATGAGTCCGTAGGAAATAGGGTTCCCATCACACTGACTCGGGACAGCTGTCAGGCATCCACCAAAGTGAACATGCCCGCAGCTCCTGCGTCTCCGAATCCGGCTGTTGCATTCCCGGGATCGGGACTTCCGGCAAACTACATCTTCGTCAATGGTACTTCAGGAGACGCAGCTAATCCGCCCAAACTGTACTACACCAACAACACACCCTCCCAGACAGCGACTCAGTGGGGTGCCAAGATTGACGACGCAAACATCCGGAAGCTGTACATCAACGGAGAGTATGTCATCGTTCTGAGCACCTATGTAGGTGCCCCGAAATCGTAGCACTCATGACTGACATGCTCGAAAGACTGAGAGCTTACCAATCCAAGTATGGGTCCCTGAAAGGCGAAGCCTATCGGGCCCATACATTGGAATTGGAAAAGAATCCCGCTCTCCATCGAGAAGTAGACGAACTTTCTCGGTACTTTTTGAATAAGTCAGTTTCCCGATGCGGCTTCTGCCTGATCGAAGCCGACTTAGCACTAAGACGAATAACAGAACAACAGATGAAAAACGTAGCACACCCCGATTACGAACTCCGAGCAGGTACTCTGCTCCACGACCCAATCAACAAAGAGTTCAGCAAGATCCTCACTCCGAGAAACATCACGGAGGAGCTTTGCTTGTACCACATCGCATTCAACAAGGATGCTCTTTCGTACTTCACCCGGGTCCCCGAAGACCTGAACGACCGGCTGGAGAAGTTCATGGCACGTTACGGCAAGGAGATGCCGGACAAGGACGTGGAAATCAAGAAGCGCCAGGCTCAGGTTCTGAGCAAGCAGATCGAGTCCGTGAAAGCCGAACTCGAAGAGCTGAACAAGAAACAGACCGAGCTGAACGCCAAGCTCGATGAGTACTCCAAAGCCATGGGAGCAATCCACGCTATTCTCGATTCTGCGAAGACCGAGGAGAAGACCGAGGAGAAGACCGAGGAGAAGACCGAGGAGAAGACCGAGGAGAAGCCCGAGGAGAAGCCCGAGGAGAAGCCCGAGGAGAAGACGACCGACATCGACACGGAAGTGAAGGAGTTCATCGACGCAGGGATGGATCTGAAAGTCATCCTAGAAATGTATGCCGGCACAACCGTAACGGCACAGGAGATCGAAGAGGCTTACAACCGGATAGTCAATCCCGTTTCAGAGGCTCCTAAGAAGGCAGCCAAAAAAGGAGGGTCCAAATAGGACTGGTAATAGGACGGGGTCGCTTCCCGTCCCTCCTACTATTAAAATTACGCCAGTATGAAAGTTGCACAGATCAAATCAGCTCCTCAGTTCGAATCCCGGGACTGGAGACAATATGGCATCCAAACATACGGAGATACCAACGACTTTCCCCAGACAGTCAGCGAGATTGTTCAGGCTTCAAAGACCGGCAATTCCTGCTTGAGCATATACAATGACTTCGTATACGGTCACGGATTCAAAGATCCAGGTATCTACAAATTGCGGGTCAACAAAGAAGGGGAGAAGCTCGACAAGATCCTCCGCATGGTATGCAAAGACTTCACGTTATGGCATGGGTTCGCCATCCATGTTAACTACAATATGAACTTCCGCGTCAGTTCGATCCACCACATTCCGTTCGAGTCTCTCCGACTTGCGAAGGCAGACGATGGTGGATTCATTGGCCGGACTGCATATCATCCTGACTGGGGTCACCGAGACAAGACGAGGTCCCGGTGGTCCCCGTCCGACATTGAGTGGTTTCACCTCTTCAACCCGGATCCGGAGGTTATCCTGAACCAGGTAGAAGAAGCTGGCGGATGGGACAACTACAATGGCCAGATCCTCTACTTTTCCGGAGACTCTGAAGGCAGTCCCTCTTACCCGGTCCCCATTTTCATCGCTGAGATGACAGACATGAGAACTGAGGAAGCACTTGCCAATGTAGCCGGTAGAAACGCATGCTCCAACTTCTTGTCAGCTGGGATCTTGGTAGACATCAAGGACGAGACTCAAGATCAGTCCCAAGTCAATGAGACCCAGAAAGAGCTCAACAAGTTTCAAGGAGACGAGAACACTTCTCAACTGTGGTACATACAGTGCAAGTCCAAAGATGAGGTGCCCCAGTTCATAAGGTTCTCCGGGGAGAACTATGACAAAGCATTCGAAGTAACGCAGAGAGTCATCCCGGAGAACATTGGTCAAGCCTTCAAGCAGCCTCCCATTCTTCGAGCTGTTGACGTGGGGGCTAACTTTGGGGCTGATCTCATGACCAATGCCTACAAGTACTACAACTCTGTTACAGTCCGGGAGCGTCAGCAGCTGGAGGAGACTTTCGTATCGATCTTTGAGTACTGGTGGGCTCCTTTGGAAAATCCCGACTTCGCTATTCAGTCTCTCACTTACAATGCCGGCGAGTCTATAGCAGACAGAATTGGCAAGGACAACATGACTCAGGTACTGGAGATTATCCGGGACCAGATGCTCTCCACTGTTCAGAAGAGAAACATGCTCAAGCTCATTTATGGGCTTTACGACGAGGAGATTATAAAACTCATGCCCGATGATACTCAACTTTAACGACCTTCGGAATGTTCGGCCGATAGCCGAGAACATCAACGATCCGGCCAGACTGGAGCCGTACATCCGGGAGGCTGAGACTCTCAGACTGGTGGATGCCATAGGAGCCAATCTCTACAGATGGCTCGACGAGACAGACTTTTCCGGCCCCGGTCCTTTCCAATACGGGGACGTAACCATTACAAAAGATCAGTACACTGCCGCCATGGAAGGCGGGTATTATGATGGTGGCTGTTCCGGGGATGGTCGAAGCGAAGGACTCAAGATCGCCATTGCATACATTGCGTATTCCCGATTCATCGTCAACAATCCAATCAACCCCACTGCCTTCGGGGTGAGGTACAAAGATGGCGAATTCAGCACTCGAGTAGAAGACAACATCATCATCCGTAGCTCGAACGAAGCACGGAACATCGGGGAAGCCTACCTCGGGAAGGCTATAAATCACCTTAAAGCTCTGCGGTTACTGACTCCATGTACTGAATACAAGGAGTCCCCGTCTCGTAAAATGATTATAGGACGTAATAAATTATAAGTTTAACAGATATGGAGGAGGAAGTCATGAGAGCGGGAAAATGGATATGTGGGAGCATTGTAGGGTTTTGGGGGCTTTTAGCTCCGGTCCAGGTCCTTATCCTCTGTGTCTGTATTGCCATTATCGTCGACTTCATAACTGGAAATATTGCTGACTACAAGCGCCACAAACGAGCCCATCAAAAATATGTGTTCAAAAGCGAGAAAATGTGGGACACGTGTTGGAAGTTAGGGCTCAGCATTATCGGTATTGGCATGGCCTACATGCTTGACGTGCATGTCCTCCCGAACTTGGGGGGTCTCAACCTTGCCAACTTCTTCGCTGCCTTCATCGTCGGAACAGAGTTTTGGAGCTTTCTGGAGAACTCCGCAATCATTTCGAATCATCCCATATTCCGGGCTCTCCGGTCATACATGGAGAGATCGGTCAGCAAGAAAACTCAAATAGATTTTGAATGCCATGAAGACAAGTAAGTATTTTAAGCCCGAAGAATTCGAGCGATGCAATCCGTCTTGCTCCATCGAAGACATGGACCAGGACTTCCTCGATCTACTGGATGACCTCCGCGAAAAGGCAGGCATCCCCCTCGTCCTCAATTGCGCTTATCGTTCCAAAGAACACGATAAGGCCAAAGGACGGTCAGGTAACAGTGCTCACACCGAAGGTTTGGCAGTGGACATCCGGTGTGCCTCGGGCCCCAATCGGATGAAGATCCTCCAGGCAGCCATTGCATTGCGGATCCGGAGGATAGGCATCGACGGGAGTTTCATCCACGTAGATGCTTCTAAAACCCTCCCGCAGGACACGATATGGACTTACTGAAAGTATTCTGCACAATAGTTCTTGTAGGTATAGGCTTTATAATCGGGCGTAAAACAGTCGAGGAAAAGACCGTTATAAAGTACGTCGATTTACCCCCAATTCAGGGGGAAATCAAAGTCCCGGATTTGGTTCCAAAATGGGAGGGTTTTAGGAATCCAATCAAATTGATATATATCTATAAGGGCCAGGAGGAAAAGGTTCCCCAAACACCCCCAGAAATCACAAATGGAGGGGGTTTTGGGGAGGTGGACACTCTGGAGAGCGCAAAAAGGACAATATTGGACTGGAACACGACCAGAAAATACGCTGGAACATTCTTCAAGGATCCCAAAATTGGCCAATTTGACTGGGAAGCCACAGTCCAATACAACACTCTCCAGCATCTTACATACAAATATATGCCAGTTCGAGAACAAATCAAAGAAACGAGGTCCCCGAGATGGTCCCCATTTCTTAGAGCTTCGGCTAACTCATTCGGACAGATCGGAGCTGGGGGAGGCATATATTACAGAAATTTCGGAGTAGACCTATCCTATGTGCGGGACTTCGAGCTGACCCGATCGGGGTATGAGATCGGCTTTAGCTGGAAATTTTAGGGAACTACTCCGTCCCGGGTCTAGCGGAGCCCGGGTTTTTTGTGTTCCCAAGCCGAGGATATTGGCCCCTGTGGCAGGGACCAGCAGTAAACAATTGTAGGGAATATGGGTTCTCAAAGAGGATGAGCCCCTAAAAAAGTTGGTGAAACTATTGTTCCATTGTGTCTTTGGCAAAAATCTCGACAGTCCCCCCAAAAAAAAGTTGGTCAAACCATTGTTCCCATTGTGTCTCTTTCCGGTGGAAAGTATACAAACCCTTGATAATCAATCACTTAAATCAAAAACAGTTGGGAACAATTGGGAACAATGAGACACAATGATTGTTCCTCTGTAATCGATTGAATATCAATGAATTACACCTCTGGACACAATGGGAACAATAATATAGGAGGAAGACCTGAATAGGGAATATGAAGGAAATAATGACCAATATAGGAAATGGGAAATCACGAAATAGAGTGCACAGAACCATTGTTCCCATTGTGTCTCGGGAGGTGATTTTAGGGCCTAACTCATTGAGGGTCAATCACTTAGGTGAGGAACAATAGAAATTTTATTGTTCCCCGGCTATTTTACCGTAGTATTTGCAGCAGAATTCTTATATTTATGATACAAACAAAAACAAACTACAACATGAAAATCATAACCTACACCAACAATCAGGGACTCGAACTCAAGGTCAACAAATTCACCTCCGGTCAGTTCAAATGGGCATTCAGTCTTACCTTCAACAACGGAGTCCATACCTTCTGCTACACCATGACGGAACTCAGAACCGTCCTCCTGAAAAACGGGATGACCCGGAAATGGGCAGCCAATGTAAAAGACCTGTTTGACCCTATCACGGACGAGCACGTACTTATTAATAGGTACAGGACCTCCGGAGGATCTGAGATGGAGGTCTTCATCACCAGCCGAATCCCGTTCGTAAATATGGTAGGAACTGGTTTGGGCATGGGGTATATGAAATTCCAGCTCCTGGAACATAAACTCAACCGCTACGGGTTCAAACAGTTTTAATTCCCGGGACCCTGAAACAGGGGTCCCAACTTTTTCTCATTTTTCAATCGAAAAATTTTTTACTTCAAAAAATTTTTCTTATATTTGTGATGCCCAGAAGCGGAGCTCCA